TTGCCAGAGAATATTTTATCAACAATGTTCAAATACAAACAGTGATGTCACCCAACAAAAACAGCATGACCAATGCCACCAAAGTGACTTTTTCTGTGTTTGAGCCCTACAGCATGGGCACTTTTATAGAGACTATCAAAGCTGCAGGAGCCCAAGCAGGTTATAAAAATTACGCCCAAGCACCTTTTTGTCTCATCATGGAATTTGTGGGCACAGATCTCAGCAATAAGACAGTGAACATCACAGATCAAAACAATCGTCCCACCAAAAGAATTCTGCCCATATTGTTCACGGGCATAAACTTTTCAGCGGATCAAGCAGGTGCCACCTATCAGGTGGAGGCTGTGGCACAACCCGAATACAGCATGCGTCGCAGTGTGCAATCATTGACCACTGACGTCACCATCAGAGGCACCACCGTGCAACAATTCTTGCAAAACAGCCTGCAGGAAGAACTGAACAAAAACAAAAAATCCAAAAACAAAGAAGGCGATAAAAAATACACAGTGATAGATGACATCATTGTAAATTTTCCCAAACTGGATCAATTGAATCAGCAGAGTCAAAGAACTGCATTCACAGATCAAAAAGCCACATATGATCCCAATGAACAGAGAACACAATTGGTGGGCACGGGGTCACAAGTGCTCAGTACTCCCAGCAGCATTTCCTATGAACAGTCATATGCTTCCATGAATGACATAGGCAAGTCTTTGATGAACTTCACTGACAATCAGTTAAAAAATGTGCTTAATGATGATGATAAAAAATTTTATGACAGCAAAAAGAAAATAATAACCAAACAAAAAATAATCAATCAAAGACTGGGAGAGTTGTCATTCAAAGCAGGTACATCCATAGAAAACATCATAACCAACGTGATACTGTACAGTGATTACACAAAATTTTTGTTGGCAGACAGTGATGCCAATGGTTTTAAAAAATGGTTCAAAGTGGTTCCTCGAGTGTTTTTGATCAACGATGCTGAAATTTTAGAAAAAACTGGAGCCTATGCTAGATTGATCGTGTTTGATGTGATAGAACACATGGTGCATGAATCTTTGTTTGTGAAACCCAATGTTAAAACCGACACAGTGAAAATCAATAACTTTGTGGTGAAAGAATATGATTATCTTTTCACAGGAAAAAATTTAGACGTTTTAAAGTTTGACATCCAAATCAATAATTCTTTACTGGCTCAATTGCCCAGTGATCAGGCGGATTCCAAAGAAGATCCCAACAAAAAATCTAAAGCGGAAAAAGAAAAAAAATCACAAATTGATGACAGCAAAGGTGACACAGCTGACAGCAAGACTGCATCAGCACAAACCACTACCAATTATTTTTACAGTCCCACAAAAAACACCATGGAATCTGTGGGAGAATTGAGCACTGAACAAAAAATGGCTTTGGAATTCCATGATTTTATAACCACAGGTCAGGTAGCCTTTGTCAAAGCAGACTTGAGCATATTGGGTGATCCATATTTTATTGCTGACAGCGGCACCGGCAATTACTATTCACAAATAGAAACAGACCCTAAAACAGGCAACCCTAAATTTATCAACAAAGACGGCAGCATGGAGCCCACATTTGCCGGAGTGTATGTGGTTTTAAATTTCCGCACACCCATAGATTATGCCAGCAATGGTCAGATGATATTCAAAGACACTGCCAGCCAATTGAACAAAAATTTTATTAAACTAGCTCAGTTCAGTGGAGTATTCCAAGTGGTGCAGGTGGAAAACTTTTTTGAAAATGGTGTTTTTAGACAAGAACTGCAACTGGCCAGAATTCCCAACCAAGAAGTTAAAAAAGAAAAAGGAAAATCCACAGGTTCTTTTTTAAAAGATAATATTCCATCAACTGACAACACAAGTGATTACAACACAAGTGATTATCGATAATGTTTTCCATAGATAAAAGATCCAGTAAAAATTTAACAATGAAAAATCCTGGACCCTACGAGGCTAGAGTAACCAGTCATTTGGACAGCAAGTATTCAGGCACGCTGGAAGTAGAACTGTTGAGATCCAACGATCCCAGTATGGATTCATTGGAACCCAATCAACGTGTGCAGGTGAGATATCTCAGTCCATTCTATGGTGTGACCAACTATGATGGTGTGACCAAAAATCACGACTATGCCAGCAGCCAACAGAGCTACGGCATGTGGTTTATACCACCTGATGTGGGCAACACAGTGCTGGTGATATTTGTGGAAGGCAACATCAACAAAGGCTATTGGTTCGGTTGTGTGCAGGCAGAAAATCAAAACTTTATGTTGCCAGATGGTAGAGCGGCCACCACATTTACCGACACCAATGAAGATCCCGCACAGAGTGGTAAAAAATTACCAGTGGGTGAATACAACAAAGAATTACTGGTGAATTTGAGAAATCTCACAGACTCCACTAAAAATTTAAAACCCATCAATCAGCAGTTTGTGGACATACTCAACAATCAAGGATTGTTGGAAGATGAAACCAGAGGCTTGACCACATCAAGTGCTAGACGTGAAGCACCCAGTAGCGTGTTTGGAGTCAGCACTCCAGGACCTTTGGACAAACGTGGCAATACTCGAGGCAAAGGTGGCAGATACTATTCTAGACTGGGTGGCAGCAGCATTGTGATGGATGATGGTGATGACAAATTTTTACGCAAGACATCAGCAGCCACAGGACCATCAGAATATGTGAATAAAATCACAGACGATATAACTCCAGCAGATGAAACTATACCTCACAATGAATTGGTGCGTATTAGAACCAGAACAGGTCATCAAATATTGTTGCACAATTCAGAAGATTTGATCTACATTGGCAATTCAAAAGGCACCACGTGGGTGGAATTAACAGCCAATGGAAAAATTGATATCTATGCTGAAGACAGTGTGAGTATTCATACCAAACAAGATTTTAATTTTAAAGCGGACAGAGATGTGAACATAGAAGCAGGCAGAAACGTTAATATTAAATCTGCTTTGAATACAAATATTGAAAGTGCTGAATTATCGTTGAAAGCCAACAGCAATGGTTATATCACAGTGGGCAGTCAACTGCATGAAAACATTGGAACAGATTATTTTTTCACTTTGGGCGGTGACAGTCACACAGTCAAAGCTGATGGCAAAACAGATCACGCCACACCTTCCTCTAGAAGTGGCAGTACCAGTGCTACCACTGCCACTAGTGTGGTCAATTTAACAACTTTTGTTCTACCAGAAACAGAAAGTATTATGAAAAGAGTGCCACAGCATGAACCTTGGCCACAGCATGAGAACTTAAATCCTAACAATGTCAGCAGTGATTTAACAGATAGGGAAAATCCTAGTAATATCATCGATTCTTCTCTCAATCAAATAAATGACACATTTGCAAAAAATTAACGAATAAATATTAATATGAGCACACAAGAGAAAAAATTATACAAGGACATTGTTCTTAAATCCAAAAAAACTTCCAACAGTCCGTTGGGTGCTAGAGCCTACAAAGGCATCAGCACAGTGGATCCCAATGCCAACAGTTTCAATCTGTATGATATTGCTCTGATCAAACAAGATCTATTGAATCACTTCCACATCCGTCAAGGAGAAAAGCTGGAAAATCCCGAGTTTGGCACCATCATTTGGGACGCATTGTTTGAACCGCTCACAGAGGGCATGAAACAAGCCATCGTTGAAAATGTCACACAGATTGTGAATTACGATCCCAGAGTGCAAGTTAATTCGGTCACTGTGGATACCTATGAAAGCGGCATACAAATTGAGTGTGATCTCACCTATCTACCCTATAATATTTCCGAAAGCATGCGTCTTAAATTTGATGAAAGTCAGGGATTAATCAGCTAGAATTAACTGAGCATTTAATCAAACATAATAAATAAGTTCATACAACAGGAACTTATGTCATCCACAGATAGATTAAACAAATTATTGTTGGCTGAAGACTGGAAAAAGGTCTATCAGAGCTTCCGCAATGCGGACTTCAAAAGTTACGATTTTGACAATCTACGTAGATCCATGATCAGTTATCTGCGTCAGAACTATCCTGAAGATTTCAATGACTATTTGGAAAGCAGTGAATATCTTGCTTTGATTGATTTGATCGCTTTCTTAGGACAAAACATTGCTTTTAGAATTGACCTAAACGCTAGAGAAAATTTCATCGAGTTGGCTGAACGCAGAGAATCTGTGCTGAGACTGGCTAGATTATTGAGCTACAACGCCAAAAGAAATCAATGTGCCAATGGATTATTAAAAATAGATTCAGTCAGCACTTCAGAGGAAATCATCGACAGCAACAATGTGAATCTCAGCAATCAAACCATCTTGTGGAATGATCCCAGCAATGAAGATTGGTATGAACAATTTGTAAAAGTACTCAATGCAGTGTTGCCTGTGAATACCAAAGTGGGCAGACCCAACAAGACAGACACAGTGGATGGAATACCTGTGGAGTTGTATCAATTCAATTCTGATTTACAATCAGTACCAGTTTTCAGTTTTTCCAAAAGCATTGATGGTAGAAACACCCAATTTGAAATCGTGAGTGTGGATCTAAACAATGGCGCTGTGGAAGAATTGTCTCCATTACCCACCAACAAACTATCATTTATTCACAAAGATGACGGCAGAGGCAATGCCAGCAGCAACACAGGATTCTTTTTTCATTTTAGACAAGGTGTACTTCAACAGGGAGAATTCACAGTGGACTTGCCCACTCCCAATCAGATTGTGTCCATAGATGCTTCTAATATCAATCAATCAGATGTGTGGTTGTATTCGTTGGATACCAATCAAGCAGAAAAAGAATTATGGACCAAAGTGAGTGCTACCGAAGGCAACAACGTGATCTACAACAGCACTGCCAAGTCAATCAGAAATATCTACAGCGTGATCACCAGAACTGAAGACAGAATCAATCTACAGTTTGCTGACGGCACTTTTGGCAATTTACCCAAAGGCGGATTTAGAATCTATTACAGAACCAGCGATAACAGACAGTTTAAAATTGTACCAAGTGACATGAGCAATATTCAGATTGTTATACCTTACGTGAGCACCGCAGGCAAAGACGAAACACTCACTATCAGTTTGGCACTGCAGTACACTGTGGATAATGCAACCAATTCTGAATCAGATGATTCAATTAAAACAAATGCACCATCCACATATTACACACAAAACAGAATGATCACTGGAGAAGATTATAATGTGGCTCCTCTGTCTGTGAATCAAGAAATTATAAAAATCAAATCAGTGAATCGAGTATCCAGCGGCATATCGCGATATTTTGATCTGTTGGATGCCACAGGCAAATACAGCAATACCAATCTGTACGGTGCTGATGGTATAATCTATAAAGAAACTGTGGACAACAGCATCACATTCAGCTATGTGACTCGCACAGACATTGAAGGTATCATTAACAATACCATTGAACCTTTGATTTCAGACAAAAAACTTTTTAATTTTTATTTGAATAATTTTCCCAAAATACTAACCACTGACACAGCGTATGTGTGGAATCAAAGCAGTCAAGGCAGCAATATTTCCACTGGATATTTCACAGACGAAGACTCGAATAAATTAGAAGTGGGGGCATTCACAGAAAGTTCTTTGAAATATTTAGAAATTGGTGCTCTTTTAAAATTCACAGCACCTTCAGGCAAATATTTCAATCAAGATGGAGAACTGGAGTTGGGTACACCTTCACAATTGGGCGACAACACAGTAAAATGGACCACAGTGGTGAATGTGATTGACAATGGCACTGTGATACAAAATGACAACAGCGGCCCTATAATTTTCAACGATCAAATACCTTCATCTGCTGTATTGACACAAATAGTGCCTAAATTTACCAAAGCTCTATCTTCGGATGTGAAATTACAGATGTTGGATCAAATATTTGCCAACAGCACATTTGGATTGAGATACAATGTGTCTGATAGAGATTGGGCAGTGATTGATGAAAACAATCTTAATATCTACGGTGATTTCAGCACAGGTAAAACAGGTGACACCAGCAATCAACAGTTGGATGCCAGCTGGTTATTGTTGTTTACCACAGACACAGAGCTGTACACAGTGACCTATAGAGGAGTGCGTTATGTGTTTGAAAGCGACCAAGAAATTCGTTTCTATTACGACAGTGGCGACAAAAATTACAACAACAACAGCGGCAAAGTGATCAAAGACAAAATCACAGTGCTGTCTATCAATACAGCGCCAGCATCATCCAATCCTTTGCTGTATGACGTGGATTGGCAAGTGGTTGAAGAGTACAGAGACAGTCAAGGATACGTGGACAGCAAAAAAATTGAAATCACAAACTTTGATTCAGATGATGATGGATTAATGGACAATCCTGAATCTTTTGAAAATTTAGTATCAGCCAACACATATATCTATCAGAAAAAAGTTATCACAGAAGGTGTGGAGGATTTCAACTATGTGAATGCTGCTGATGAAAATATTGTAACCATCACTAGTGAAAATCAAATAGGTGCTTATAGTTCTTATGATACCAACACCATATTTTACAACAGCACCACAGATATTTTTAAAATATTAGATGTGTCCACAGACACATTGAGTGTCACAACGGATTACAAAGCACATTTAGGCAGAAGTGAATTAAAATTCCATTATGTTCACAGCACAGACAGTTCCAATAGAATAGACCCCAGCGTGAGCAATATCATTGACATATTTGTATTGACCAGAACCTATGACACAGACTTTAGATCTTGGTTGGATGGCAATGTGGAATCCAAACCATTGCCCATGAGTACAGATGCCATGTATCAAAATTTTGGCAAGCAAATCAATCTAATCAAATCCATCAGCGATGAAGTGATCTATCATCCAGTCAAATACAAAATATTGTTTGGTGACAAAGCAGATGTTAAATTTCAAGCAGTGTTCAAAATAGTTAAGAACAGCAATGAAGTGGTGAATGATGATGATGTCAAAGTGCGAGTGATACAAGCCATCAACGAATACTTTGCTTTGGAAAATTGGGACTTTGGAGATACATTTTATTTCTCAGAACTCAGCACCTATGTGATGACTCAACTGGCTCCAGACATTGTGACATTTATAATGGTTCCTGATCAAAGTTCACAATCTTTTGGCAGCTTGTATGAAATTAAATCCGAAAGCGATGAAATTTTTATTAGTGGTGCCACAGTGTTTGATGTGGAAATAATTGACGCTGTCACAGCTTCTAAATTAAAAGCCAGTGGTTCAGTGATCACTGCCACTTCCACAGTTAACACAGGTATTAACAGTACTGCTTACAGTGGGAATTAATAATGGCTTACGATAACAATCAAGAAGAATCTGCTCTACCAATCGGATCAGACAACTCCACTGATAGAAAATCCAGCAATCTACTGCCAAGATATTTTAGAACTCCTACCAACAATAAATTTTTATACAGCACACTGGATCAATTATTGAATCCAGGCACAGTGCAAAAGATCAGTGCTTTCTATGGAAGAAAAACAGCCAAAGCATTTGTGCCCAATGATAGTTACATAGAAGAAGTCAGCGACGATAGGCAAAACTATCAGTTGGAACCTGTGGTGGTGCGCAGAGACAATCTCAACAACGTGGTATTTTACAAAGACTATGTGGACTACATCAACCAGATCAAAAGTTTGGGTGGCAATGTGGACAACCACAGCGTGTTGAATGCACAAGAATACTACAGTTGGAACCCTAACATTGACTGGGACAAATTTGTAAATTTTAGAGAGTACTACTGGTTAACCTATGGTCCAGATCCCATAACTATCACAGGATTGCAGCAGCAGGTACAAAGTACCTACACAGTCACACTGAGTGACAATCAGGACAACTATGCCTATCTATTGACACCAGATGGTCAGACAGTTAATGCAACTATCACATTGTACAGAGGTATCACTTATCGTTTTGAAATTAATACTCCAGGCTTGCCATTCACCATTAAAACTGCTAGAACTTTGGATGAAGATTTTTTATTTGCTGAATCACCCAATGGTGTAAGTGATCAGAACATAGAGCAAGGCGTGATAACTTTTGTGGTGGATCAAAACACACCAGACACTTTATATTATGTGGCTGCTAATGATATCAATGCTTATGGATTGATACAAGTAGCAAACATTGAGGAAAACAGTGAAATAGATGTGGAAAAAGAGATCATAGGCAAAAAAGATTTCACATTAAACAACGGTATTGCTCTTTCCAACGGTATGAAAGTGAATTTTAAAGGCAATGTTACTCCTGCAAAATATGCACAAAATGATTGGTATGTGGAAGGTGTGGGCAAATCCATTCAATTGATCAATGAACAGGACCTAGCAGTGCCCAATGACATTGCAGATGAAAATTTAGACCAGTTTGATGATGCAGAAGGCTTTGACAGAGCAACTTATGACATTGACGACACTGCTGCAGATCAGAAAGATTACATAACAATTAAAAAAAATTCTTTGGATCGAAATCCATGGTCTCGAGCCAATAAATGGACACACAAATCAGTGCTGCAAGCAGTGGCCACCTACAATGGTGTTACTTTGGATGTGGATGAAACATTAAGAGCCAAACGACCTATCATAGAATTTGATGCTGGACTAAAATTGCATCGCTTTGGTACATTTGCCAAACAATATGTGGATGTGGTGGACACATTCACCACTGATGTGTTTTCCGACATAGAAGGAGCCACAGGCTACAACGTGGATGGCGTGGACCTAGTGGACGGCATGAGAATATTAGTGACTGCAGACACAGATGTACTGGTCAAAAACAGAATATTTCAAGTTAACATTATAAACTTTGGCGGAGACGGTGATCCCACCAATAAACAAATTTCATTGACTGAACCCACTGATTCACAGCCATTGGAGAACGAAGTTGTCTTAATTTTAAGCGGGCAAACAAATCAAGGCAAGATGTTCTATTACAATGGTGCCACATGGCAAGAAGCACAAGCAAAAAACACAGTGAACCAAGCACCTCTGTTTGATGTGTTTGATGATGAAGGTGAAAGTTTTTCTAATGCAGCAAAATACTTCAGTACGAATTTTTTAGGCAACAAAGTTTTCAGTTATAGAGTGGGCACAGGCACAGCAGACACAGAATTAGGATTTGCACTTTCTTATAGGAATGTGAATAATGTGGGTGACATTGTGTATGATTTCAATCTTCTCAAAGATTCATTCAGCTATCAGTTGGAGAATGAAATAGTAGATCAATCCACAGACGTGGGATTTTTAAAACAATACAGTGATAGAACCACGTTTGAAAATGTGCATGGATGGACCAAAGCCAAAAGTTTCAGCAAACAAATGGTGATAAGACAATATCTTGGTTCTGAACAAACCAATGATTTTGCAGTGGATGTGTATGATCGCAGTGGCACATTGAGTGATTTAATTTTAAAAGTTTATGTGGATAATAAACTGTTGAATGCCAGCAATTATGAAACAGTCAGCATCAATGACATATTATATGTGCAGTTGGATCTAGATCTTAACAGCGATCAGAGTATTATTTTAAAAACACACAGCAGTGCTGTGAAAAATTCAAATGGATATTATGAAATCCCCATCAATTTAGAGAGCAATCCATTGAATGCCAATCTCAATGATTTTACTTTTGGAGAAGTAGTCAATCATGTGGACAGCATCATTGAACAACTGGATTCTTTTGTGGGTATCAACCCAGGTGCAAATAATTTGAGAGATTTGGGCAATCTTACTGCCTACGGAACCAAGTTTGTGCAACACAGTGCTCCTATAAATCTTGCTCTATATCATATCACAGAAAAACAAAACAATGTGATCAAGTCTGTAGCATTTGCTCAAAAAGAATACGACAAATTCAAAAAAACATTCTTACAAGTGGCAGAAAATTCAGGATTCAGCGGCACCACACGTGAGCACGTGGATAAAATCATGCACATCATCAACGAAGACAAAAACAACAACATGCCATTCTATTTCAGCGATATGATTCCTTATGGTGCTGCTAAAAAATTATCTTTCACTGTGTTTGATGACAGCAACATATATTTTGCTTTGAGTCGAGGATTCAGCATGAGCACGTTGAGTACCAAAGCAGTACAAGTGTATTTGAATGGTGAACAATTGTATCACGGCATTGATTACACATTCAACACAGATGGTTTTTGCGTAATTTCTAAAGCATTGGTTGTGAATGATGTGGTGGAGATATTTGAATATGAAAGCACAGTTGGTAATCATGTACCACCCACTCCTACCAAGTTGGGTTTATATCCCAAATACAAACCTGAAATCTACACAGACAACACACTATTAGATCCAGTGGAAGTAATACAAGGTCATGACGGCAGCATCATGGTGGCTTATGATGATTACAGAGATGATCTATTATTGGAATTAGAAAAAAGAATCTACAACAACATAAAAATTTCATATGATAAAGACATAAGAAACATTTTTGACTTTGTTCCAGGTGAAAACAGAAATACTGGATACAACATAAACAACATTAATCAATCCATGTCTGCTGATTTCATTAGATGGAACAGCATGGCTGGCACATTGGATTACACAGATAATTTTTTCTATGATAGCGCAGACAATTTCACATACAATCATTCTCACATGCTGTCATTTGCTGGCACACCATTACCAGGATTTTGGAGAGCCATTTACAAACAAGCCTATGACACAGATAGACCACACAGTCATCCTTGGGAGATGTTGGGCTTCAGCGAGCAGCCCACTTGGTGGAACCAAGTGTATGGTCCAGCACCATACACACGTGACAACTTGATTCTTTGGGAAGACCTTCAGGCTGGTGTGATTAGAGAACCAGGCAAAAAATTAGTGTATGACAGCAGATACAAACGCACTGATTTATTAAAACACTTACCAGTGGATGAAGATGGAGCATTGCTGAGCCCCATTAACAGCAATTATGCTAAAAATTTAATAATAACATTGTCTGACGACCAATTCAAATATGGTGATCAAGCACCAGTAGAGACTGCTTGGAGACGCAGTTCTAACTATCCTTTTGCTCTATTAAAATCCATGCTGTTGAATAGACCTGCTCACACCATGGGTGTAAATTTTGATGCCAGCAGAATACAAAAAAATATTGCAGATGAAATTGTATACACTGACACTAAAAAAAGAATCACACTGTCTGATCTAGCATTTCCCAACAGCAGAACTGATGAAAATTTGATATTAACTTCTGGTTTGATCAATTACGTTTCCAATTATATCAAAACTGATGTGTTGAGCAATTACACAGATTATCAAACTGCTCTAAAAGGATTAACTCAACAATTGGGCTTTAAAGTGAAAGGGTTCACTGAAAAAGAAAAATTTAAACTGTTATTGGACAGCAGATCACCTTTGAACAAAAGCAATGTGTTCGTGCCGGATGAAAACTATGACATACATTTAAACACCAGTTCACCCATTGATGTTTTGGTGTACAGTGGTGTGATAGTGGAAAAATTACCTGCAGGATTCCTTGTTAAAGGATATGATCTAACATCTCCTCAATTTAAATATTTTGCTCCATTGCGAAAACAAGATGATCCTGTGAAACGAGTAGGTGGAGTGAGCCAATCGTTTATTAAATGGATCAGTGATAAAGTTTACACTGCTGGACAAATTGTGCAGTATCAAAATCAATTCTATCAAACAAAAATAGATCACCTTAGTGCAAGTAAATTTGACGTGACCAAGTTCACCAAATTGGTTTCATTGCCTATGGAAGGTGGAGTCACTGCTGTGTTCAGTAGAAATTTTGAAAAAACTACCAGTGTGATGAATTATGGCACAGTGCTGCCCACTCAGCAAGAAGTGGTGGATTTTATTTTGGGTTATGCCAAGTATCTTGAATCCAAAGGATTTGTGTTTGATAATTTCAATAGAGACATCAACACTGTGGAAAATTGGAACTTGAGTGCTCAAGAATTCATGTTCTGGACCACACAAAACTGGAAAGAAGGAGCAGTGTTGAGCATGAGTCCCAGCGCCAACAAACTGAAACTGCAAACATCTTATTCCACAGCAGACAATGTATTTGATAATTTTTATGACTATGCTGTGTTGAAAGCAGATGGCACAAAAATAGCCAGAGACAAATTGAGTGTAGTGCGTCAAAACAATGATTTTACATTGAGTGTAAAAAACACCAGTGATGGCATATATTTTGTTAAGATTCCGTTGATACAAAAAGAACATGTGGTTTTGATTGATAATGTCACAGTGTTCAATGACGTGATCTATGATCAAGCGCCAGGCTACAGACAAGACAGAATCAAAGTTATAGGTTATGTAGTGAGTGACTGGAACGGTTCTTTAAACATACCAGGATTTGTGTATGACGAAGTAAAAATTAGAGAATGGCAAGCATTCACAGATTACAATATGAGTGACGTGGTCAAATACAAACAATTTTATTACAGTGCCAACGATCATATCACAGGCAGCAGCACTTTCAAAGATAGTGAATGGAGTCAACTAACAGAGAAACCAGTATCATCTCTCAAACCCAACTTTGAATACAAAACCAATCAGTTTGGAGATTTTTATGATTTGGACACAGATAATTTTGATGTGGAGCAGCAAAAACTTGCTCAACATTTGATAGGATATCAAAAGAGAGAATATTTGCAGAATATCATCAATGATGATGTGGCACAGTACAAATTCTATCAAGGATTTTTACAGGACAAAGGCACCAAGAATGCTTTGGAAAAATTATTCAATTCATTGGCCAGTGCCAATAAAGACAGCATTGAATTCTATGAAGAATGGGCCATTAGAACCGGACAATATGGAGCAGCCAAAGGTTTTGATGAAGTGGAATATCTTTTGGACGAAACACAATTCAAATTGAATCCTCAGCCAATCGCATTGACTAATTCACCCAATCCTACTGATCCTGATTTTGTTTATAGAATCAAATCAGACCAGACTTATTTGACATCAGAAAATTACACGCATAATCCTTTTCCATTGAAAACCAACAGCGAAGAATATATTAAAACAGCAGGTTTTGTGGATCCAGCAGATGTAAATTTTGTGCTGAAGAACTATGATGAAATATTAAACATTAACACTGCTGAATTAAAATTTGATCAGTATGTTTGGATTGGATTCTATAAACAGAGCTGGCAGGTATACAAACACGTCAAAACAGAATATAAAGTATTAACAGTGTCTGAAGCCAACAACTTGGTCACTGTGACCACAAATTTATATTCCAATGTCAATGTGGATGATATCATATCAGTGACTATTCCACAACAAAATTCTGTGCAATTATTCAAAGTAAAAAGTGTGGCATTGGATCAAATCGTATGTCACAAGAATGGCAACACAGTGCTCACTGCAAATGATGGATCTTCCTATGGATATTTGGGTAGATTTGTCAGCAACAAAATTGCAAATTTAGAATTGATTAATGTCAAAGCTTCTGAACAGCAAGGCTTCAAAGACAATGATTTGTTTTGGGTAGAAAACAACAATCAAGGCGATTGGGTCACATTAAAAAATAAAAAAGTATATGCACAGCATCAAGACATTGCCAACTTTAACACAGTTTCAGATGGAACTTATGGCACAGCAGTGGCCGTGGACAGCAGCAACAACATCATGGTGGTGTCAGATTTAAATCTAGGAATTTATGTGTACAAAAGAGAATCTGATGCAGGACAATTCACACTGAGACAGGTGATTGATCCACCACAAAACATATGGACCGGCACTGCTGATTTTGGAGCAGCACTGGACATCAGTTCTGATGGCAAATACATCGTCGTTGGTGCTCCCAAAGCATCCAATGTGAAAACCTATTACAAAGGAGCCTATAACTCCAGCACTGCTTACAATGTGGGTGATATTGTGCAGCATAATGAACAGTTGTGGCAAGTGTCAAATCCTGTGTTGGGCGCAGATCCTTCTGTGGATTTCACCACATTTGATGCTGCGAGTTTTTGGAGTGAAGCAGAATTTGATGTGAGTGAAAATGAATATCCTGTGATCAAACAGATGATCACGGGCAATTATACTTTTGTGGGTGTGGGCGCTGATCACATTTTAATCAGAGCCAGCACAGATCAATACAGAGGCAGTGCAGTGGGTGACACTTTAGTATTGTATTGGAACAATCTAACCACAGAATATCCCACTGGCAACACACCATTCAACGGCACAGCCACAGGCATTGACAAGACATTCATTGATGGTGCTCATACCAT